TCAGGTAGGTTGCACCGCTCAGGGCAACCGTGTCCGTCGCCATGTTCTGGCCCAGGACACCGAAGGTGCCGGTAACCATCGCATTGGCAGTGATGGACAGAGACAGGTTGTTGAACTCCACACCGGTGAAGCGGTGGTAGGGTTTGTCGACCGTCAGGATGTCGCCGAAGAAGCGCTCGACGGTGAACGACCGACGAACGACGCCGGCCTTCAAGACATCGCTTGCACCAGCAACCGGGTCCACACCGCCAGACAGCGTACCACTGCCGAAGGAGTTGTCATCGGAGGTGAAGGTCTCGGTGGTGACAATGGCGTCCCCGTCTTCACCTTCCACCTTGGCGGCAATCTCGGCTACGTTGCTGACGAACTCACCGATGACGACGGCGGGGTGCTCGGCATTTACGCCGTCGTCACCTTCGATGGCGTTGCGGATGTTCTGCTGGGTGTGGCCCAGGGAACTGCCGATGGCAATCTCGCCCACGGCGTCGAAGTCTTCCGCTGCCGCGAAGGTGTAGGTGACTGCGCCGATGGTCATCGTGTCGCCGACAGCCGGCTGAGCTTCCAGGGTCAGCTCACCGGTCGCTGCGACGCCAGGCGTGCCGGAACCGCCGACGTCCCAAGTGCCGAGCAGAGTTGCTTCCAGCAAGTCGTCGAAGGAGCCGAAGGACAGCTCGATGTTCATGTCACCGCCGACCTGGTAAGCACCATGACGGAAGTCGGCAATCTGCCGGTCGTCGCGAATCTCCTCCGACTGGAGGGTCTCCTTGGACAGACCAAGCGTGGTGCCGGTGTGACGGACCATCTTGAATTCAGGGGTTGCCGGGGTCACACCATAGGTGCTCTCCGCGACGTAGCGCATGGAGTGGCGGCTGCCGTTTGCCATGATAGTTCTCCTAGTTCAGAAGTTGAGGGATCATTTACGTGGGACCCTGGCAAACCAGGAGACCGTCATGCTCACGCGGTACCACCCATCTACTTCCCGCCCGCGTGAGCGGCCGCAAGAAGTCACTGTGAGCTCAACTCCCTGGTGGGCAAGTCGCTTGCCCGCCTTGAAGAAGTCGGTGAGCTCATCCGCCTTGGCCGTCACGGCCGCCTCGCCGGTCATCAGCGGGTAGTTCAGGTCGATTTGCAGGATGCCGTCATGCGCATCCTGTCCTTCGTCGCCCAGGGTCGCAACACTCGGCAGATTCATCAGCACGAACGTCGAGGCCCAGGGGCTCTTGTCTTCAGGCTTGTCGAAAGGAGCATTCTCGACAGCAAAGGGCAGACCGAGCGGAGAGTCTTCAACTCCCTGCATCAGTGCGCCCCTTAGTCCCGTGAACGGATTTGCTGCCATCGTCTCTCCTCCTACATCCTCGCCACGGCCTTAGCCTTGGCGGTAACGATTCTCTGCCATTGGGCTAGATGCCTGCGCACCATGCCCTCCGGCGCTTGCCTGCTCCAGCCTTCGTATTCAATACGCTCGGCATAGGGCAGGTTGTTCACGAACCACACGACGTCGGTCAGTCCGCCCAGGTTCGCCATCGCCTCCGCCAGGGCCATTCCCCCGGTCGGGTCGTCCGTCGCGCGCTCGCCAGTCGCGGCCGAGTTGATGGTCGTCTGCCAGTTCCCACGGAGCCTGCCGGAATCGACTGGTGTCGCAAAGATAACCAAGCGGAACAGCTCGAGTGCCGAAGCCCTACGCACCTGATCGACCTGGCGCATGGTCTTGATGCCGAACCCGCGAAGCTGAGCCTCGAAGTTTTCCATCAGGGCTTCCTCAACCCGACACTGTAGATGACCGCTGTGCCGTTCACATTGAGCGGCGTGCAACCCATGACCTGCCATTCCCCGTCGTAGTAGTCTGCGACATCCTTCGGCGCGGGAGTGAAGGTCGAATCCTTCGCAGACATGATGCAGAACCTGACATTCAGGCTATCCATCACGCCCGACATGAAGCGTACGTCGAATGCTTCCAATGTGCCTTGTGAAGCCGGCAGGATGACCGCAGTCAGCTCCTGCTCCAGCAACACGTCACGAGAGACGGTTCCGGCCACGGCGTTGCTCGTGTCCTTATACCTCGTGACTTTCATCTTGAACCCGAACTCGGCAAGAATAGCCTCTGCCTCGTCCCGGATTCCAGCGTAGTCGAAGGCTGCCATGCTTACGCCCTCGCCAACTGGCCGGAGTTACTCGAGCCAATCAGACCGGCGCCTTGCAGCATCAGAGTGACCTCCGGATATTGCGGCACGGCATCCGTCAGGCTTGCTCCGGTGCTCTCGGCGAACTTCAGCGAGACCTCGATCGGTCCAACCTTCTTCGTGGACTCTGTAACCTTCTGGCCGCTTGGGTCGAAGGTCGGGTCAGGCATCAGTTCACGGGTGAATGCCCGATTCGCCATGAGGCAGGTCGCATTGACCAGCGCAGGAGGCAATCCCTTCAGATACGAAGAGACGCCGCTGCGCGGCCATTGCGTGCCCTGTGCACGACGAAGCTGAACACCGACCCAACGGTATCGAGCATCGAGGAAGTCAGTCGCCTTGACCAGCGCGACCTCCACTTCCTCATCGGTACGGGAGGACAAGTCCACACCACGGTCATCCCAGTATGCACGCAGAGTCGCGACGTCAGCATACGAGTTGGCGGCGTCGACCGAACCTTCGTTGTCCTGGGGTTTGAGTGCCATGTTCTTGTCCTCCCCTTCCGTTATGCGCGAGCTGCACGAGCCTTGGCGCGGGTGTAACCCTCGGCCACGGCATCGACTTCAGCGCGGGCAACCTTCTTGCCAATCAGCTCGCCCAGGTGTTCCAGGTTGGGCAGGTTGTTGGACGTCCAGTGCTTGTCTTCGTTCGGGTCGAGCAAGCCAATGGCTTCGCCCAGACTCGGCTTGGAATCCAGCGCATCCAGCTCGGCCTGCTTGCGAGCAGCTTCTTCGGCTTCCAGCTCCGCGTCGGTCTTGGCGGGCGGGTCGGTCTCGGCCTTCTGCTTGGCAGCTTCTTCCGCCACCAGACGAGCCGCTTCTTCCGCTTTGGCTTCGGCTTCGGCTTCGGCTTCGGCATCCAGCTCGGCTTGCGACTTCTCGACCGGCTTGTCAGCCTTGAGCTGTGCAAGCTCGGCCTTCTCCGCCGGCAGGACACCGTAGAAACCGAGAACCCGCTCGAGCGTGGCAATCTGCGCAGCAGAGCCGACGAATGTCATCTCACCGTCGACGAACTGGTGTCCGTTGACGTTGAGGGTCTTGCCCGCGCGCGAGCCGACCAGTACGAACTTCTGTGAACCTGTGGACATGGTGATTCCTCCTTCTGGAATATGGGGTTGCCCGTGGTTCGCCACGGGCTTCCTCATTATGCCAGCTCGATTGCCGTGATGACCCCGTCGACCACCGTCACGGTGGCGGACTCGGTGTAGTCACCAGTCACGGGAACCTCGAGGACCTGCGCGTTGTCCACCATGGCAACACCGCTGCCCAGGTTCACACCGGTCAGCGTGGTGCCATCCACGACCGCAGTCGCAGGATGCGCATTCGCACCCGCGCTGTTGCGGACCGAGACGGTATCCTCATTGAGGACGACCGCGCCTTCACCAGGCTCGGGGCCAGGTTCACCCTCGAGGACTTCGGGGGTCTCGGCCGTGACGTCCAGCCAGATGACGCCGCCAGGCACATCGCCGAGGGAATCTTCCGACAGGAAGCCGCCTTCAGCGCGTGCCCAGATGGCGTTGCCGTTGTCAGCCTCGCGAGCAGCCTCGCGAGCAGCGACAAGCGGGTCAAGCGCATCACCGGGTACGGAGACCACGACGGCGCGACGGCCGTTGTTGATGGTCTGCCCGCCCGAGTTCTTGGGGATTGCAAGGAAGTAGAGTGCCATTGTCATGTGCTCCTATGTTCTATAAGGAAGAACGGGACGAGACTCAAAGAGCCCCGTCCCGCTGTACTTCGGGGCAGGCCCAGGTGGATTAGCCCGGGATGACGCCCTTCAGCACGGCAAGGCCCTTCTCACTGAACAGAGCCAGACCGCAGTACCACACGACACGGGTGATGGACTCATCCGCGTCTTCCTTCTCGCCGACATCCTTGACACGCATGCCAGCCGCCTGCTCGGCAGTCAGACCGGCGATGCCGTGGGTACGGCTGCCGTCGTCGAAGGTACCCGCGAACACCGAAGAGGCGTTCTCCGCACTGCCCTGGGTCTGGGTGATGGGGATCCAGTCGTTGCGGAAGATCGGGATGCCGCGGTAGGCGGGAACCTGACGACCGGAGGCCATGGTGTAGATGTCGCCCGGCGAGGTACCGCCGAGTCCACGCAGCAGCGCCAGGTACTTGCGGCGGGTGCGGGAGTGCATCATCAGGTAGTCCACCTGGCCGTCCTTGTCGGTCACCAGGTCGATGAGCGCATCCAGGTCCTCGAAGGACAGGACAGCACCGTTGGTAGCACCGTTGTTGGCTTCGATGGTCTGACCGCCAGCCACGAGGCCGAACATGCCAATCATCTCGTTGCCGGTGCCGTCACCATTAATCATCTGGTCCTGGTACTTGCGACCGCAACTCTTCGCCTTGGACGCAACCTGCACGGCCTTCTGGTCGTTGCCGTCGCCGGAACGGGTGGCCTGGATCAGGCCGTTCACCTCGGCATCGCCGATGATGGTGGTCAGGGTCGAGGTCACGTGGGTGAAGGTCGCCGGGTTCTTGGCGGTGATGGTCGAACCGACGCCAGCCATCTGGACGTCGCCCAGCACGTTCTCGCGGTTGTAGGCGAGGGCGTTGCCGTCGATGCCATCGAAGGGCAGTAATTCGTACAGTTCGTTGACCGTGATGACGTTCTCGATGACTCCAGCGACGA